TCTCGGCAAGTTTATCTAAACTCTTGTCACTTAAATTGACTTCCTCTGCCATAAAAAAATCCTAGAAATATAGTATATTTATAGGATTGATAAAGTGTGTAGTTAACCTTATTTCTTTTGGAGGGCTAGCACCTTTTGTACTTCAGGATCTTCAGGATGCAATTCTATATAGTTTGTAACAAATGGACGCATCATAGCGTAGTCATCTAAGTTACCTTTGGCATCTGTTACTCTAACACCATTGATCATAATAGCGTTAGGTGCGCTGGCTGGATTCATAAATGTTTGTTTTTTAGCATCTTCTTCATCTCTAGCTGCGGCTGCTGGGTTAATTTCTTTCTTGTTCTTAGCTTGGCTAGTGTAAAAGTCATCGCCAGGATTTTTAACCAGCTTGTCTACGCCTGGAATCTTGGTCAAGTAGCCACGTAAGATGTTCCAGCTTTCGTCTGGAATTGTTCCGATAGTTACTAGAGTACTAAAAAAGTGATAAGCCATCCAGTTTTCAAAAGTCTTAGTCATCATAAACGCTTGAATGCCTGTAAAGATAGCTTGTTCAATTGCAATACCAACAATACTAGCATAGAATGTAGCACCTCCAGTTAGTGCTGAACTACCTAGTGTAAGTACTCCGACAATAATTCTAACTAAGAATGTTAATAACTTGGCAATACCTAGCATACTTGCTAGCCAAGGAGCCATAAACTGTATGACCCAAAGACCAAAATATGCTTCGTGTGCTTCTTTATACTGAGATCTGTTTAAATCGCCAGCATTATATTTCTTTTCCAACTGATCCCAATTGTAATACAGTTCAACGCTGATAGCGATAGCGCCAAGAATTCGTAAAGCATATCCAAAGTTACCAACTTTTTGTAGTAACGCTGTTTGACTTGCCGCTTTAGCTTCTGCTGTGGCGCCTTGGCTGATAGCGGCCAGAGCTTTTTGTACAGCTGGGCTAGCATTTTTAAACTTGCCAGCAGCATCTTTAGCCGCTTGTAAAGCCGCGGCATTTGTTTTAGCCTGTGTGGCAATGGCGCCAGCATCGCCGGAACCTCCCCAGGTCAATGGATTATACCAGACTTCAAATAAGTTCTGTTCTGCAGGTGTAATAACTTCGTAAATTTTCATACTTGTATATTTACCAAATTCAAGCCAACAATAAAAAATACCAAAAAGTGCGTATATAAATACTCTTATAATCGGAGTTAATTATGGCTGGAAATCCACTACAAAAATATTTTAGACAACCCAAAGTCTTTATCAAACTGCCCAGCGGGGGCATTTATTCAAGGCCCGGCACCATTCAAGGCGATGCGGGCAATGTGCCAGTATACGGTATGACTGGTATGGATGAGATCATTGTAAGAACTCCAGACGCATTGCTATCTGGCGAAAGCACCGCCACAGTTATCAGCAGTTGTATACCTGCTATCAAAGATCCTTGGGATGTTTGCATACTGGATCTAGTACTAATCCTAGCAGCAATACGCATTGCTACCTATGGAAACAGTATGAATATTGGACACAAGTGTACAAACTGTGGAGCAGATAACGAATATGATATTGACTTAAACAAAGTAGTTGAGTTTTATATGGGCTGTCAGTATGAAAATAAAATTGTGCTTAAAGAGTTTACTATTAACTTAAAGCCGTTAAACTATAGAGCCAGCACAGAGTTCAACCTACGTAACTTCCGCTTACAGCAACGTATTGCCCAAGCAGAAATTATGGACAACACTCCAGAAAGACAAGAGCTAATCAACACCTTGTTCAAAGAACTGGCTGCAATTCAAACTGAAATCTACAAAGTTACCATAGACAGCGTGGATATTGGCAGTCAAGTAGTTACTGAAACTGCTTTTATTCTTGAATGGCTGGACAACTGTGACAAATCTGTGTTTGATGCTATCAAACAAACTAATCAGAAAAATACAGACACTTGGACTATGCCCAAGTTCCCGGTTAAGTGTGATGAATGCGGAACCGAAGTTAACCTAACAGTGGACTTAGATCAGTCAAATTTTTTCGTACAAGCCTAATTAGTCTCACTCCCGAACTAATTGAAGCACAGCTAGTTAGGCTAGATAATCAAATCACCCAGTTCAAAGAAGAGCTATTCAGAATCTCTTGGTATATGCGCGGTGGTGTTAGTGTAGAAGATCTCTTACACATTTATTCATTTTCAGATCGTGAAATGATATACAAGATTATCAAAGAGAATGTAGAAGCTACTAAAGAAACACGTATGCCATTGTTATAAGAAGAACTAGCGTTCTTCTGTTCTTCGCTTTCGCTCGAACTATTCTTCTTCTATAAACATTATTTAAAAACGCGAAGCGTTAAGATATTATCTAGATTGTTCAGTCACACTTTGCCCTGGCGGGCAAAGCGAATGGACATTATCTGAGTTGCACAATATCACCTTAGCGTTAACGCATTACAGTGGCGGTCATCCTGTACCACGAGCGTTGTCTTTATATGACGGCGGGCTTAACAAATACGCTAACACTTGTTAAACCGTGGGGCTACTACCCCTCTTTTAGCCTTGTTACATCCCCTTATAAATCAAACTGGTTATGGCATATCCAATCGTCGTCCTGTAAAGGATAGTGATTTATAACTCTGTCACCAAGCAGAACTACCTTGCCGTCACACATCAGAACGGATTCAGGGCACAATGTCAACGCCTGTGCGGGCTTATTTGGTGATTTAGGAGCCTAGTTTATTATGATTTGAGTATATGTGAACCGTGTACACGCACAGAAATTTGACCATTGTAATAGTCTTTTGATTCCAGCACACGACGGCTGAACTGTTCACGAGCCTCTATATATGACGTTTCTGCCTTGGATTTACAGTAAAATAGTATTTCCCGCCGAAAGTTTTCTTGACCTAACTGCGCGATATCCTTGAGCAATTCGTCTGACGAACCATAATAGGTGCGCCAATCGCTGTCAATTTTACCACGGATTTTCTTTTTTTTCTTTGTGCCGTTTTTTAATTTAACTGTTTTATAAGTTGTTTTAGAAAATTTAGCTAGTTTTTTGCCTATGTACATACGTCCGGAAGCAATATTTGTTATAAGATAAACAAACCCTACACAATCTTCCGGAAGTTCTTCTACAATTTCATTGTTATAGTACCAAGACATACACTAATTAGTGTCTGTCCCGTCCTGTGCCTTGTCGTTTTGGCTTTCACGCTTTTCAGCATCTAACCAGTGCCTATATTCTTGTATCTTTGCCCTGCGTTCACGAGCAATAATTCTAATTTGCCCTAGCCAATATCTTGACTGTTCACCCGCACGGCGTGTGCCTTTATTAATCCAATCCTGATTGGCTTTAAAATACATCTTAAAAGCCATCATCAGGCGTTCGTGAGTTTCCTCATCCTGGTACACTACTCTGTAACCTCCAGGTCGTTGGCGTAACTTGTGTACCCATTTTCCTTAACAACCTTAAGAACGTTGTTAACACGACCGATAAGTTCGTCTCTGTGACTGATTAAGAAGATATTCTTCTTGCGTTCACGTCCCATTTTCTTTAATACAGCCAATGCGCCTTCAACTCCAGCCGCATCTAAGCCGTTATCAATAAGCTCGTCCACAAACAACAGATTAATCTGTTGATATAAACTTTCCCATACATCACGGAAAGCCCAAGACAAGCTAAGGATAAGTCTATTCCGCTCACCTCGACTTAGATTGTCAAAGTCTAAGTCTTGCCCTAGCTGGGTGATCTCTACAGTCAAATCGTTTTGGAACAATACTGTGTGAGGCAAGCCCATTTTATCGAGATAATATGTAAGCCTGTTGTTCAAGTATGCTAGGTTTTGATCTATAATCTTTTTACGGATAAACGAATCCTTAGAAGTTAAGAGCTTTAGTAAAAACTCTTGATGATCTTTTAAACTACTTAGGTTATTAACATTGTCCCAAGTGATTTCTTGTATGGCAGTATCAGTCAATTCGTCAATTTGTTCTTGGTAAGGATCAGTTTCAACTGATTTAATTGTCAGTTGTTGCTCCAAAGTCTTTAAATTGTTCTGATGTTTAAGTGCTTGCTCTACTGTGTCGTAATACGTTTGAGGACGACCGTTGATCTCACCAACACTAGCCAGCTCTTTATTGATTTTAGCTAGGTCAGCGGTTACTTTATCAAAGTACTTGGTAGCTTCATCCAAGTGTTGTTGGGCAGTAGCTGACATTTCTTCGTGTTTGTGATCGTGCAGTTCTTGTTCACAAGCGTGACAGGTCTTGTTAGCCAATTTGGCAAGCTCGCTGTTATACTTTGTGACGCTTCTCTCCGCTTGCGCTAGCGCAGCTTCTAGCGTAGCTCTCTCTTTATTTAGGCTTTTCAGCTTTGCTGAAAGCTCTTCATAGGATTTTAGCTCAGCGTGTTTAACTAGTTCGGCATCGATGTCTACGTTTTCTAGTTCAACAATGCTACGACCAATTTTTTCTAACTCGGTTGTATGCTGAGAATTCCAAGCATTTTGTCTAGTTAACAAACTATCAATACTAATTTGTATCTTTTCGTTAGCTTTCTTTGCAGCTTCAATATTAGCAGATTCTTGCATAATAGCATCTTTAGTCTGCCTAATCATTTCTTTAAGAGCTTCCGCTTTTTCACTTAGAAGTGTAATACCTAGCAACTGTTCAATGATTACACGTTGGTCATTTGCCCGCATACTTAAGAATGGCTCTGTATAAGTGTTCAACGCAACAATATGCTTGAACATATCGTGGCTCATACCTAACAATTCGTCCAGATCTTTTTGCGTTTCACGCATATCGCCCTGTGCATCATCTGTTTCTTCGCCGTCTTGTTCTATGTCGTTTACATAAAACTTCATAAGTGTAGGCTTGCGCCCACGTTCAATACGGTAATCAATGCCATCTTTTTCAAAGGCAAGTGTAACTAACATATTCTTATTATTAACTTTATTAATAAGATTATCTTTCTTGATGTTAGTTAGTGCATTGCCAAACAAAGCAAAACTAAGAGCATTTACAATAGTAGTTTTACCTGTACCATTGCGTGAGCCGTTATCGTCTCCGCCTTGATCTAAGTTTTCACCTAGTACAAGGGTTAGGTTTTCTTTACCAAAATTTACAGCCTGGGTTTGATTACCCACGCTCATAAAATTCTTAACGGTCAAATCCTTAATTTTTATCATAGGCTATTATAAATTGATAACAAAATGTTTTTGTCATATGTGTCGCTGTCGATACTAATGATCTGACTACTAACAATCTGATCCACGCTTTCAAAAGCCTGTACATCTATGTTAGTATTAATTTCAATATCTTTCTTTTCAGCGATTAGTGTAAGTTCGCGGATGTCGTAATCTGCAATAAACTTCTCTTTAATAAAACTTGCTTCTTCAAAACTAATATCAATATCTAGCGTAACCCTTAAATGTTGCTTGGGTTTGATTAGTGTGTCAGCTTCGTCGATTAGTTGACTCAATTTAACTGTACGGAATGTAGGTTGTTTAGGCCAAGCGTGATATTCAGGCTTACCGCCCCACTCTAAGACCATCATTCCACGGTCATCGTCCCACGCATCTGCATAGTTGTGCGGAAATGCGTTGCCGATATAGACCATATTCTTTTGTTGCTGACGTTTATGGAAGTGTCCGCTA